TAGAAGCGGTAGTACCAGAGAGGTCCTGAATCTGAGGAACTGACGAACCCCCTGTGGCAGTTAGGATTCCGTTGCCGTCAATCGATAGACCAGAACCGATCTTAACCCCTCCAAGAGTCCCCGCCGCCGCTGCTGGTAGTGTATATGCTCCAGCATTAGCGCTAAGGATTCCGTTTCCATCAATGCTTAGGTTAGCACCAATCTTAACTCCTCCAAGAGTACCAGCCGCGGCCGCTGGTAAAGTGTACTCTGGTGGGATATTAGGCTTATTGAGTATCTGCTCTAAGCCAGATGAGGCGTTCCAATCAGATTGGACTGGTGTTGTGCTACTAATAGTGACCCTGCTATTAGCATTATCCCAGCTTACTGATGTACCTCCTCCTCCGGCTATCTCAATGTCATCGTCGTTATTGGAGGCATCTCGTAGCCTAATGATCGCATTATTGCTAGTGGTGTTTGTTCCTATTAAGTCATAAGTAGTACCACCGCCTCCACCACTACCAACAGAGAGCACAGTGATAGTTCCTAGCATTGCTGAGTGAACACTGCACTGATAGTAGTACGTCCCTGCGGTTGTAGGTGTCCAAGATACAGTTGCAGTTCCCTCTCCAGTAGGGGCTGGGCTGCTTACGCTTGCACCTTGATCGCTGACCCTAATGTACATAGGATGCGCAGAATACGTGGAGGTATTATCAAAGGTAATTGTATCTCCAGCGTAAACAGTTATAGTTGGATCAGCATCTCCGGTAAAGGTGTTACTGCGATCTGATCCCGTTACTAAGTAATTGCCTACCTCTGCCGATGTGGTAAAGCTAAACGTTGAAGAAGTAGTAGACCCACCACCAGTAGCTTGTGCATTAATGGTGTTATTAGTGTCGTTATATGTAAAACTAATACCAGTGTGAGTTCCGTTTGCAAAGAGTTGAGCTGCAGCGTCTTGAGCATCCTCTGCGTTAAAATTTCCTGAGCTTCCAGAAGGAGCTCTAAATGTTAAAGTATTGGCATCGGTTCTTTCTATAGTCAGTCCGTCAGCACCTGCAAATATGATTTCATCGTTATTATTGGCATTATCAGTAAGCCTAAGAGCTGAGTTTGATGCCCCTGTAGCTTCTTCTGCAGAGATAGAGTATGTAGAATCTGCTACATCGTTTGTGAAGGTAATCTCGTTATTAGACTTTATTACAGAGAGTCCTGAGCCCGCCGTTAAAATAATCTCTGTTGTGTTACCTAAAGAGTCACCTAGTACTATAGCTTTTCTTGCCGCGTTATAAGCTGCATTTCCAGTGGTGTAGTTATTAGCTCCAATGGAATACGTTAATTGAGTGTTTGCTAGTAGAGTCGCAAAGTCTGATGTAGTAGAGTTATTAGTAGTAACAAGTCGTTGACTAGTCCAACTAGTAGCGTTAGAGTAGTACATTGCGTTTGTTGCTTCAGAATACGCAAACCTACCCTCATTTACATTAGCCCCAGGGAACAAGGAAACACTTCCATACACATCTTCAAATGGATCACCTCCTGTCGGCGAGGCATCAACCCAAGCAGAGTTGTAATAGATCTTTAACGTAGCGTCATTCTGCTTCCACCATAGATCACCGGCTTCTGCTCCTGCAGGCGCAGTGTTCTGAATTGTGATTTGGGCCTCGTTTGTTTTATCCTCATTTACCCAATTGCTTCCATTGTAGACCAGGATCTGCTCACTAGAAGGACTAGTAACAGTGACGTCAGTATTGTTACTTATCGAACCAACAGACGTTAAGAAATTAGCATCATTTGTTAACTCTGATGTTTTTGTAGGGATGTTCTGATAGTTGCTTCCGTCATTGGTAAACTGCCAAGTGTCATTAACTTCGTTCCAGATGATACTCACATCAGCGTCAGTTCCCCTATCGTTTCTGATAACAGCATTTAATGCTCCAGATGCCTGGTTCTCGTTAATAACAATCTCGTTGTTAGTTACGTTTAACGTGGCTACGTTACTTTGTGTAGTTGTACCAACAACATTTAAATCTCCACTTACAGTTAGGTTTTGGAACGTACAGGCCGTAGATGTAGAGGCTCCTCTAGCAGTAACGCTAGCGAGAGTATCTACTTCTGTATAGGAAGTTAAAGCGTCTGAGTCAACATTGACCCAGTTTGTTCCGTTATATTGCAATATCTGGTTTGTTGTTGGGCCACTAACAAAGATATCGCTAAGGTCATTGACAGAAGATGACGAGAGATTTGCTAGGTAGCCTGCTCCACTATGATCTCCCCACCCGTAGGCTGTGTTCCAATTAGAAATTAACGCGGCAGTCACTCCTGCAGCAGCAGAGGCAGTGAAGACTGGATCTGTTTCTGCAACCGAAGTTATGTAACCTGCACTAGCATGGTTCCCCCAGCCATAAGCGTTGTTCCAATTGGCAAGGTCTTGCGAAACGATGCCACCCGCAGCAGAAGCAGTGAAGACTGGATCGGTCTCGTTTGCGCCTGTAAGATACCCAGCTTGAGCGTGGTCTCCCCAACTATAGGCAGAGTCCCAGTCAGAGATCTTAGAGGTTGTTACATTAAATGCAGCGGAAGCAGTGAAGACTGGATCTGTTTCTGCAAAAGAATTTGTAAGATATCCTGCGCTGGAGTGATCTCCCCAGCTATAAGCAGAATCCCAATTACTTGTGTTAAGTCCTGCAAGAACCCCGCTCTTTAGGACAGAGAAGGATACTCTCTTAGTCTCTCCAGAAGCACTAGAAGTGGTTGCGCTACTATCTACGACTGGTATAATATCGCTATCAGCAAGCTCTGATAAGCTGTTAAGTTGTGAGATCTTTCTTGGAATAGAATTAGTCATAGCGATTCATAAATAGTAGTGTATCTGGTAGTTCTGTAAGTAGTATATTAGTTGTGGTTAATGATCTGAATGCCAACAGCACCCGTATTTACTGCATTATCATTAGCTTGGTTCTTAACTATTATATCCACATATGCTGTGGATCTAGCAACTCGGATATAAGATGATGCGCTGGCGCTATGATCCATGCCCTGAGCTATAACAAAATAGTCAGAGTTATTGCTGTAAGCGGTCGCAAAGGTTAATCTGTACGTACCGCTACTTTCCTGAGTCACAGTTAAACCAGAGGAGCCTTTCCATACTGGAGTGGATCCCAACGCAATCTCTCCTTTCTTGTCAGCTGGTGGAGGTAATATCTGTGTCGTATCACCTGTAACAGGTAGTTGAGTAGTCTCAGGCGTAAAGTTTGCAGTGCGACGGGTACTCTTGGAGATCCTAATGTCGTCTATTATACCGTCAAAATCGAAAGCTTGGTAGGGTTGATACCCCACATAAAAATCGTCTGGGTTAAGGATCTCGTTATCTCTTATTACAGTACCTTGAGCAGAGCCGTCTAGATATAATGTTTGATCACCCGTTTCGCTACTCTTAGCGTAAGCTACATGATGCCAAGATCCCACGTAGCTGGAAGTGGAAACATTAGCAATTGTCGTTCCATTGGAAGAATCGTGGTCATTATTATTTTTATTATACCACCTGAAGTCCATAGTGCCATTAGAAAACGTCTCTATAAGTAGGGCCCAATTTTGATTTCCAGAACTCCCTCCTCCACCAAAAATACAATCTGGAGTATTAAAGCCGTTGATCTCGTCTATATAGACCCAGGCTTCCATTGTCCAGGCGCCAGTGAACTCATACTTTGAGGTGTCTGTTGTATCCCAGTGAATGTAAGCGTCATCTAACCTTAGGGCTTTTACCCCGACTTTAACAGGGGAGCTAACAAGAGCAGTAGTTGTGGTGCTGCTTCTTGTGGGTGTTACGTTATACTTAACGTCATTAAAATCAGAGTCAAAAGTGGCCCTGATCATCACATTCCCCCAGTCTGTATCCGCCTGCAAAATAGTTGCGCTACTATCAATAAGGAAGAAAGGTCTCCAGTCAGTACCATCGTAGAAATGTGGAGCGTTGCCTATGACTTTTATCTCTCTTGTGTTTCCTGATGATGGCGTAGTAGCATTATTTGAGAGTCTAAGAGTACTACTTTTTACATCGCCCGTGATATCAATCGTGCCAGCTCCTTCTATTGTCTTACTATTAAGGCCTAGATTGCCTCCTAGTTCGGGAGTGAGGTCATCAATAACGTCTGAGGAGAAAGACGATAAGTCTGGGGGAGTGTAAGTGAACACCCCGTTAGTATTATTATAAGATAGGCTAGGAGACGAAGAAGCAGCATTTTCGCTTACGGAAAAACTAGCAAGGCCTATGCTAGCGGCGATTGTCTGATTTTTCCATTTTTGAGTGCTAGAATCGTACCTGAGTACCTGATCGTTAGCAACACTATTAATATCTACATCACCTACATCATTTAATCCGTTGATTGTGGTGCCCTGTGATTCGGCCGCAGCAACCCAAGAATTACCGTTCCATTTTAGTATATCGTCCGGTGTTGCTGTTGAGGTATCTACATCGTTTAAAACGTCAATACTCTGAGCTGAGATAGATTGCAGATATCCTTGTACTGCATGATTACCCCACCCATAAGCGGCGTTCCATTGCGCTGTGTTTGTAGAGGTGATACCACTGGCCACCGACGCAATAAACACTGGATCTTCTTCAACAAAATCTGTATTAATTTCTTGTTGTATCGTAGCCTTAAATACGGAGTAAGATACTTTCTTAGTCTCTCCAGAAGTATTAAAAGAGGTGTCGCTAATATCCACGACTGGGATTAAATCGCCGTCTGAAATCCCGCCTAAAGTAGGGAGCTCTGAAATTTTCTTGGGTATAGGATTAGTCATTGCTATTCATCAGTAAGTGGGTCTGAAGATTCTGTAAGTAGTATATTACTGCCTTCTGAAGTAATATTATCAATTAATATACTTTCATCTAAGAGGGTAGGTGAGTTCTCAGTAATAAGTGAGTCTAGGAACTCTGTAATTAGCTTATCGCTTTCTTCGGATAGGATATATGGATCTAAGGCGGTGTCTACAAAACCTGGATCAAAAAACGCATCGCCTTGTTTCCAGAGTCCGGCCGCCAGATAGGCATATTGAACTCTAGAGTTAAGCTTTGCTTGAACCCAGTAATTTGCTATGGACTGTACTAAGTCCCAAGATTTTCCGTCTCTATTATAATAAAAAGGGAGCCTGAAAAATATGTTATCAGATTCCTCAGCAGTGGTGACTTTTGTTCTATCGGCCACTAATTGATTCTCAAAAGAACCAACTCTATAATGCTCTAAAGTCCCCACCTGAGGCATGTCATATTTTGTTGGCAAGAGGATAGGAGCATCTAGCTCTTGGGCTCTCAACCCGCTCTTTACTTGGAATTTCCCATTTTTAGAGATTATTTCTCCCTCTGTGTGGGCCTTAATTTTAAATAGACTAAATAAGAAGATGAGAGTTAAAATGCTTCCCTTAGATTCTCCTAGCCCATCCCATTCTTTTTTATATACAGAGATATCTTGAGGAGAAGTCGATGATAAATCTATTCCGAACAGGTCAATCTTATCATCTGGAGTATCTTCCTCATTTCTCCAAGGAGCCGCATTAAAGGGATGGAGGCTTAGCACCTCTCCTTTTATTGTTTTATACTCTTTATTATTTACTTCTTGCACTAGCTCTCTATCAAACCATCCTAAAGAGTTTTTAATTAGTGCCCTTTTATATTCCGCTGCCCATTCTGTGTTCCAGACAGGAGCAGATAGGCCTACATGCTGAGCGAGCCAATCTAGGTTCTTAGGGCTACACTCTGTAGGATCTAAGTAGGTATAATAGAAATCTTCTATCTCATGCTTCTTCTCTCTTAAGAACTCGTCAGCACCAGCCAGCATCCACTTAGCAACAGGGGATTTTGGAAGCTGATCTTCTATTATCCTGGACCAAGACTTATCGTCTATAGGGGAATATAGTTCTTCTTTTGTTCTTGAAGAGTATAAAGGAGACATTTTAAATCTCCTTCGCTCGGTTTCGTCTGTTATCACTCTAGGTAAGAACTGATAAGAGATCTTCCTGTCAGATGTCGTTACCATTGTGCCGATCTCAAGAGAAGATATTGGCAGATTAAATCTATCTTGTTCTTTTGCAATTATTAATACTTCTTCGTATCCTTCTGGTCTGTAGCTATTTGAAGAGGCGGGTAGTCTCAGGTAAATAGGTCTTACTGACTCGTCAGATATATATCTAATACTCGATCTTTTAAGTCCGCTTCTAGTAACTTGAGTAGTCTTTGTGAACAAAGATCTCATGTATCTGAACGTAGTGGTAATAAACTCTCTGTTTGTCTCATGTGTGGTATGCTTAACATCCCACTTTGCTTCCATATAAGACTTGACTTTCTCTTTCCAAACATCTGGTAAAGAAAATACTATGTCCTCAATAGAACTCATAACTTTTCTGTCCAGAGGGCTATCACATATGGAGGAGTACGTAGGTCCAGTATTTAAAGCATAAAGGGTTTTATACCCTATGTCAATAATCTGTCTTATAAAATCTTCTTCTGTGGTTATTATACCATTTAATGTTTCGCTATTATCAAGAGCCATGGTCAAGTTAAAGAACTTAACGTAGGTGTCAGAGAATACGCTTCCTGCATATCCCACAGGAGGTAGGTATACAGTAGTATTTTTACTCGCTGGTTTATCTACAGATACCTCTGTGCCGTCAGGGTTTTGATGATTACCTCTGATAATAGTCTTTAGCTCTAAGAACTCTTTACCGCCTATAAAGTACTCTAACTTTGCTCCATTATAAGTTGAGGCAGAGATGTATTTCCATTTGTAATTGCTAATCTTTTTCAGCTTTCCTATCAAACATTTCCCAGGCTTACAATCTTTGTCTGTACCATCGGTGCAGATCATCCCTTCTACAACACAATTTTCGTTTCCACCACTAAGATCTCCAGGTATGGGCTCTCCGTGGGCAAGCACGCTGTACTCTCCGTTAGCATCAGGGGACTGTAAATTATCTTCGGTGAAATAGACGTTCCCTACACTCTCATACGTAAAACCGGAGCTATCTATCTTTTTTATATCTCTATCAATTACTTTATTTCTATCAGAGTTTAGCTCTAACTTGAAATTAAATCTCACCTCTCCTAAGGAGTGGTTTACAATCTTTAGTTTTTTTGTCCTTTCAAACTCCGACGTAAAGTGGGCTGCTTTAAATCCTCTACGAATAAATGCCCTGTTTTTCTGATCCCAAATAGATAAAGAGTTCATATCAACCTCTTAGAGCAGAATCATAATCTTTATTTACAAAGGTATATGTCAATGGGGCCTGTGTGCTTGCCGCTACTAAGCTAACAATTACCCTATAGCTTCTATACGTTCTAATTGGATTTGTATTCTTATAGGTAGTATTTACGCTATCTATGTAAGCCTCAGAAGATTCTATGCAAACATTATTTACCAACTCTGAGACAAATAAGTCACTACAATAATCAGGACCCGTAGCTTCAGGTGGATTGACTAAGATTTTAAAAGCTAAAGTTTTGATTTTGTCGACAAAAGATAGCCCGTATATAGTGTTAAATACTTCTTGATAGTCTACTTCTTCACCTAAGGGTAAAGACTCTGGACTTATAGTACTTGTTATGATTTCATTTATCTGAGAAGCGTAAAGATCCAAACCTCCATTAAACGTTTCGTCATCGTACTCGCAAGAGATAGTAGATTCTACAGGAGTTACTTCTGGTGATATTAGAGAGAGGCTATTGCCTAATGGAATCCTACTCTTTAGAGACTTAACAATATTTGCCCTTGTTAAAGTACCAAGTTCTGATCCGTTAGCGTCCCCTACACATATAACAATATTTCCTGACTGCTTCTCTGCTGGGATATTAAACCTATCTTCATAGGTCAGCGCTTTTATAACCGCGGCTTCTGGAGCAACAAGAGCTACCTCGTTTTCGTAGTCTTCCGCAGAAATCAAACCTCTTCTCCTAAGCAAACTAAAGGCTTTTGCTTTAAGGCTATCGATTGATTCTAGATCTTTTCCGCCCTGAGAAGAAGTTAAGTTTGTAGCTCTTTCTAACCCCAGTATATTCCTATTAATCTTCTCAATAGACTCTGCAGGGACATTATAAACGCTCCCCCATTTCTCTGATTCAACTATCCCCTTAGCGGAAGATTGGACATCTCCAATCCTAACCTCGTTCTTGAGTATAAAAGCTAAGTTATTAGATGTAGAGACTATGGTGTTAGCAGGGATGACTACAGATCTGTTAAACCCTCTTGTCTTTATAAAAGTTACTTCTACAACAGACCTAGCTCCAATGGCTCTCTGTATCCCGAGTTGTCTTAACCATTGCAGAGTGTATGCTTCTGGAAGGCTGTTTAAATAATATAGTAATTCTCCTTGAGCAAATGCTTGTCCCTCAACCAACGCCGATAGCGGTGAGGCTGGAGAGAAGTCATTTAGCTGACCATCAGACTCTAAGAAGATCTTCGTCTGCATGTCTCTAACAAGAGCAGAAGTATTTCTAGGATCTAATTGAAGCGGAAGAATTGGTCCGTATATATTTGGCATTTTAGTAATTACCTAGATCTATTCTTGCAAGATTTAAATTATAGATTCCCTGTTCACCCACAGGAATACCAGAGTTATCATTTAGTTCTCTTAATAACGATAAGTTAGTATCGCTAAGACTCAAATTGTTGTAGCCTGCTGGATTTAGTAAACTTTCACCTAGTAAAGAGACCAGAGGATAACCAACATATCCCTGTACTACTGATTTTCTTATGGAATCTCCTTCTCTCGCGTACCCCATCCCGCCAAAATAGTCCCTAGGAGAGATACTTCCGTAGCTTCTCTCTGTGCCTCTATAGTCTTTCTCTATCTCAGAAGACGTAGATAGAGACACGGTAGTGTCTGGGATCACTGATGTGATTTTAGTAATAGGGTTATTAGATGCTAACGCTACTACTTTGCTCACGTCTTGCCCAATAGAGTCTAATTTAATTATCTCTAATAAGACAGAGTCCACAAGACTTTCTATATTTATCTCTATATCTTCTTTCTTTTTCTCTCTCAATAGAGATCCTAGTATAGATTCTCCTACGATCTGGGAAGCGGTGGTATTATAGGTGGAGTCTCTATTTAAATTCCTAAAAAATTCTTTAGTGCATAGATAAGAGAAGTGGTCTATAGACGAATGTATATCTATAAAATCAGTGAAAGATCCTAGCCTATCGTACTCTGTCTGAAACACAGACTTAAATACATCTAGCAAAACAGTCTCTGTCCCAAGGAAGTCTAATAGTACATTTGACGGGAGTTGACTATCCAAAGACTTTGTTATCGAGCCTCTTTTCATTTGGTCGCCTACTGTACCGAATGATAGGGAAGACCCGTAAGCTACAGCAGCTAGTCCTCCTAAAGTAGTAAATTTATCTGTAAGAAAATTATTTCTAGCCACATTAGAACATTTATCTAATATAGCTTTAAACCGTAGAAAGCAGTTTAAAGACCATTAGGCTAAATACAATATACTTTGTAAATGAGTCAAGCATCGATTCAAATTTTAACATCTAACGTTGTTGGCGAAGAGCCTTTCATCGGGGATTTAGATGAGGGTGAATTATTCGCCAATAACGCTGACGGAAGAATCTGGATCGGGGATTCTATTGGTACGCCTATAGAATTAGGAGGAGCGGTAAAGAGCCAACCAATCGGTTCTTTGAGATACGCTAACTATCTAAGCATTGATGTTAGTAATGCCGATAACCTCCCGGTCTCAAATATGAACCCTCTGCTAATACCAGAAGGATTCTATAGAGAAATGAGGATTCTTTTAGTGTTTCCGCAAGCGCCCGTGACTGCTAATTCGGTTTATTTTGATTACCCTGTGGACTGGGGCTCTAAAGATTCATGGTTCATCCAATCAAGCGGGGTAAAATGGGGTACTGGGATAGATGCCGTTGAAGATAACGCAGACAACCCCATAGATACTTATAAAGCTCAAGGAAGACAAATGATGGTAGAATTGAGCGCGTTCGGCCCGAACGATAAATGGATGGGCAGACTACTTTGGATCAACAATAATTCTTAATTTGAACTCCTACGATGCTTGATAAAATTACGTTTGTAAACGGAACAATCGTTACTAGTGACTATCTTAACGAAGTTCAAAAGGGGACAGACTTCTCAGGAGCGACCCCTAGAGCAGATTACTATTCTGTATCTGCCGCTGACCATAATTCTTGGAAAGTTAGTCAAAGAGACAAACTAAAAGACTACGAGATAGCAAACCCAAGAGAGGAACAAGAAACCGGCATTGGCCGCCTTGCTCATGATGGCATCATATTAGGGTACCCTGGAACCGCCACTGTCGGTTGGGTGCTAAATGACGCGACCTTCTCTGAGCCAAAAACCTTAACAATTGCTGTTGGAGATAACAATACTATCTCAGTAGTAGATAGCGGCCAGACTCATGGCCTCATAGTAGAAGCTGGTAAGATCACTCTGTCTGACGGAACGATAGGCACATGGCCTCGTCAGATCGTAGGTCTTATAGACGAGACCGGACAGGCGTTTATCTACGCAAACGAGATAACAGCAAACGGAGTCTTATCTGTTCAGATCACAATTAGTTCTTCTCTTCCTAGCCCAGAATCAAACCCATACGTACCTTTAGCAGAGATTAACACTGTGGCAGGGGCGTTTAGTACAGACGCAGAGGGCGCTGTATACGGAACTGGGGTTAAAGACCTTCGCCCAAACCTATACGTCGGGGCTTTAAATAACTATTCTACTGGTGTATTAAAGAACACAGATATCTTAAATGTAAATGCAAACTTAAGAGGCTGGGACAGAGCTATTGTAGATACAAGAAACGGATCTGTAATTGTAACTCTACCGTCTTCTAGTTCTGACAACGATCGTATTGCTATTGTCGACTTAGAGGGGTCTTTTGATCGCTACCCCGTAGTCCTTCGTCCTTCTGGAACAGACAAGATTAACAACTCTGTAGATGATTGGATCATAAATATACGCGATGCACATATCGAGTTGTTCTATCATGAGGCTACTTCAGAATGGAGGTTTGAAGAGACTCCAGGTTCTGAATGTAATCCCAAGCTAGGAAGCTTCTTAAGCTGTGGCGGTAAAGAGTACATTGGCATGAGGACCGCAGGAGAATGTCCTGACGGCCAACCGATTCCTGGAGCGTACCCTAACCCATCCGAAGGTGTATATAGATTTGAAGCTGCCTCTGGTAAATGCTATAAAGAAGTTAGCGGCGTAACAGCTATCTACTCTAATGGAGAGGGAGGCCTAATTAAGGTATTTGGCGCTGATCGTTGTACAAAAATTGGAAATAACGGGGTTTCTGCAGGTTCTGAGATCATTAAGAACATTATCTATGTAGACCCAGCTGCTGGAAATGACCAGTTGATCAACAACGGCACAAACCAAAATGAGCCTTTCAGGACTATTGAGAGGGCACTGTTAGAAGCCTCAAGGGCAAGTAGAAGAAATATCGGACTAGATGCATATGACACCACCGTTATTGAATTAGCGCCCGGAGACTACTACGTTGATAATAGCCCTGGCCTAAACGCTGTAGGAGGCCCTGGTGCTGGTGATACATACATCAAGCAAGTATCAACTGGTTTCACTGCACTAAACTCTTGGAGCGTTGATTTACCATATATCACTATTAAAGCAGATGATAGCGCAAGCCTTCAGCCTCCTTCTCTGTTCAATCTAGGTAGAACTCTCTACACAGCAGCTGGTGGTATGGGAACGATATACAAGATCGAGAAAGATGCTCTTGCTTCTCCCATCTGGAGAGTGTATCTTCAGTATGTTCAAGGAGCCTTCTCTGTAGGAGAAGAGCTCAGGATCAACAGATTATCTGACTATAACCCATCTTCTGGCGGGCTTGTCGTACCCAGAGGTATCTCTATTAACGGTGTCGATCTAAGAAAAGTTCGTATCAGACCGATGTACGTCCCAGAGTTAACCCCAGGGTCAAACGTTGCTCAAAGAAATATCACTTATATATTTAAAGTAACCGGTGGTACCTACATCTCTCTCATCACCTTTACAGATAACCAACAGTTCTCTAGGACTCACAACACTGTTACTGCAATTGGTTATGCATCTGAAGCAGAAATTAAAGGAGGAGCCGGTGAGACCTCTTATTACACAAAGATCCAGTCATTGTTTGGCGGAATCGACGGCTGGGGTATAGATAAGACTATCGGAGCTGTATCTGCAGAAACAACTATTGTTGCTCCTCTTGCTAGCAGTAAAGAGAATAGAAGTGAGGATAGAGAAGAAAACCAAACCGGTGTTGCTAGCCCAGACTATCAGGTAAATGTTAAGCCTTCTTACCCCGGCCCGGCCGTACTCTCAGCTTCAGAAGGCGGTACTACAAATTACTTTGCCCTTCCTGACGTTAACTCTACAAGATCTTCTTCCCCGTATGTATTTAACTGCTCCGTAAGATCTATATTCGGTCTTAACGGGATGTGGATCGACGGTTCTAGAGTTAGTGGATTCAAATCTATGGTGTCTGCAAACTACACCCAGGTATCGCTACAGACTGATCCTGACTGCTTTGAGACTCCTTCTCTAGAGTACTACAATGACCCTCCAAGAAATAAGTCCGGCGATGGCGGCAAGAGGTACAGAGAGTGCTTTGCAGACAAATTTAAGTATCGTCACTTTGGATTTAGAGCTAGCTACGATGCTCAAGTCCAGCTTGTGTCTTGCTTTGTTATTGGTAACGCCGATCACTTTATCTCAGAAAATGGTTCTGATTTATCTATCACAAACTCTTGTTCTGACTTTGGAGACATTTCCTTAAGAGCAATTGGATATAAGGAATCGGCTTTCTCTCAGGATGGAGCACAGCCAAAAGGCATTTACACAGGAACTAGGCTTACTCAAGTTATTCCTCCTATCCCACTATCTTACAATACGTTATCTAACGGAAGAGACGCAACATTAGAAGATATAAACGTAAACACCGGCCTTGTTATTGAGTATAGCCAAACGCTTAAGTATGTCCTTGGCGCGAGCTCAGGAGGTTCTTCCCCTAGTCCCATGAGGATCTATGTAAGAAACGCTAACAGCGCAAGTCCTTTTACTTTGAACAATCCTCCTTCAGCGGCTGACATTGGCTTAGGACAATTTAGCTACACAAGAAAGGTAGCAGACGGAGCATATGAGCTCGCAGGAGGAACCGCTAGGAGAAACAGAAACCGGATATATGTTAATGGATTCTCTAAAGCAGGAGATGCCATACTCTACGCTGGTGACCTAAAAGTCGGAGCAGGAGAGGTAACTCCAGGATTTGATCAGTTAGATGATAGATCAAAAGTATTTACTTGGGACGAAACAGCTGTAGATCTAGATGACGACGGTAACGTTATTCAGCAAGGATACTGGTACCTCGCAGTAGACACAACAAATATCGACGAAGAGATAGTTGACGTTGATAACGATGGCTATCTTCTAAAGAAATTTGATTTTGCCTTTGAATTCAAATTGTCAGGAGGAGACGCGGTAGAAGACGAGATAAACCGCTCTCTAGACTTCATCTTTGATAGGTCTCCTATTAAAACTATCAGAGGCGCAGATAGAAGATTAGATAAGGAAAGAGTATATAAGCTCGTGTTTGAAGGTTTCTTGAGAGACCAAGGTGTTAGAAGACCTCAGCCCTACTATATCCTAGAGAAGCAGGCGGGAGTTGATGGCGGTGTGATAAATGCCGGTAATGACTTACTGAACGATCCTTTAACGGTTACTCAAGTACTGACTTATAATCAATATTATAAGATTACCGACGATAGCAAAGACGGACAGGCCAACCTTGGTAAGTTTGTTGCGTATGTTACCCAAGGATCTAACGCAAGAGACGTCTTTACAGGGGATTTTGTACCCAGCTTAAATGCAGACGAACCAGAGTTAACAGAAGACCCTTCTAACTCTATAACTAAAATTGCCCTTAACCTACTAGGTAGTAGACCTGGAGTCGAATACTCTGTTAGCGCCCTTGCTCCTAGCACGAGTCTTGTTAATATCTCTACTTCTGCAACGGCTCCTCCTGGATTCTTGGTAGAGACTAGACGACCTTCTGTAATTAGAGCCTCTGGGCACACATGGGAATGGACCGGGTACCTTAACTACGATACTTCCTTCCCAGCTTTCCAAGGTGATCCCCTGGAACAAGATTTTGCCCTTGGCAAGATTATCGTTGAAGAAGTTGCCGGTAGAGTCTATGCCACTGGCATGAACGAAGAAGGTAATTATTATCTAGGTACTACCGTATTTGACCTAAGATCTGGTGAGCAGTTCTCTATACCTCTTAAGGCCGACAACGAGATCGGATCTGTTACAAACCAGGTGCTTAATAACGTAATCATCAAAGGAACCTTGCTAATGCAAGATGATTCTCAGATGGTCTTTGGGGACGACACTAAGGTTATCTTCAGCAATAGCACGACCTTCACAAGCACAGCTGGTGCGATCACAGCCCCTGCGGGCGGAACACCAGGACCCGGCGTATATGCCACAACAGAGAAAGCAGGGCTAGTAGAGTTAGCGACGGCCCAGGATATCAGAGGAGCGTTTGGAGCTGCTGTAGGTGTTTCTGCTAATGTTGCGGTGACTGCTTTAGACCTTGCAAATGAGCTTAAGTTCCGTCAAGAAAATCAAATCCAAGGAGATGTAGTAACTGGTGTTGTAGTTGGAGATGGGGTCCCGGTAGAAGCTCCTGGTGGTGATCCTCTTGACCCCAGCGATGACTTTATACCCAGAAAGATCTCTATTGGTCAAAACGTTGATCCTCCAACTGTTGCTAGTGGGTCTTATGTTGCTAATACTGGAGCTAATGTTGCATTCCAGTCTATTAAAGCAACTAAAGACATCTCAGCTTTTGATACAGTTGCGTTCTCTGACTCGAGATTGAAAGAAAATGTGATCTCTATTGATAACTCCTTAGAGAAACTAGAGAAGTTAGAGGGTGTCAGTTATAACTTTAAGATGTACCCAGAGCAACAAAGAATTGGTTTGATTGCTCAAGACGCCGGAAAAGTCTTCCCCGAGCTTCTAAGGACCGACGAGCAAACAGGAATGTATAACCTAGCTTACAATGACCTGATCCCTGTTCTTATTGAGTCTATAAAAGAGCTTAGCGCAAAAGTTAAGATCTTAGAAGAAAAGTTAAATGACTACTAAGGTAAGTTTTGAAAAAAGGCCGAGTGGTTATAACGTTTTTCTTAATAACACTGCCTTAATATCAGCAGATGTAACCCTTACATTAGATTGGGAGCACAACAACAGACTCCAGGGCGATCCTGTAGGTAAAGTTGTTATAACAGGGTCCGATAATAAAAGAAAAGAGATATTTACTCCGGGGAGGAGCGGCAGTGCATCTATCACGTTCCCTGTTCATAGGGATCAAGGTAGAAGATACCCATTAACGTTTGACATAAACGTCGATGCTGAGATATCCCCTAATACTACCAGGATCCTACGTCTCTATCATACGGGTCTATCTTTAGATACCATAACAAAAGAAACCTTTATAACCACGGAAGGTAGTGATTGGGGATTAAAAATACCTAATGGGCTGGCCGAAGGTAGCGTTGTTGAGTTCTATATGGAGAGGAACGATGACCCTAGCAACGCTGGCACAGCCCTCACGGCTTTTGAATGCCCTGTACCCGCGTCTGAAGGACGGGAATATTCTAACAATAGGATGTCATTTAATAACGTCAAGAAAGATGATGAGTACGAAAGAGTAAACTTGGGAGGCGATGGTACGCAGTTTTATAAATTTAACTTGTTGGGCACCCAAAGAGCACCCAAGAGGAACGAGGGCGGCTCATGGGCCCGCGGGGACTTCCCTCCTGGCCCTAGATTGGAGTTCTTTGACAGTGATGGGAACGACGTAAATGCTTTCCTCCATATAAGAAAGAAAGAACTAAAAGTTCTCACTAATAGGCCAGAAGGTGCCCGCATAACACTAACCGTAACAAACCCAGTGATGGACGGAGGCACTGTTACCCCAACCACTGTCCCAAATCCAAACCCTCCCAGTGCTTGCGGCACTGAGTCTCCTATAATCAGAAAACAAGGAGGAAACTTTGGGGTCTCTATACCTGGTAGTGTAATAAATCCTAGCACAATAACTCTAAAGTTTCAAAAAGATGACAACCCAGACGATGCTTCGGTGGCCATATCAACGTTATCCATCACCGGCTCAAGCGGGGGGAAAACTACGCTCTCTTTAGATAGAAGCAAAGAAAGAGACGAAGACGAAAAAACTTTCAATGTCTCTAGTGCCGGAGGTACTTTCTATAGCTTTACTGATATGGATAATATCAGAGATCCTAGGTTGAGTAGCGATAGCCGGCTTGAATTTTTGGATAGCGACGGCTCGGATGCAAATGGGTGGATAGAAATACAAAGTTACTCTTTTACTTGCGACGAGACCGGAGAAACCATAGGCCCATCAGACTGCCAGCCAGGCCCTTGGAAGATTGGCGGAGGAGTTTATGACCCAAGCTCCCTTATAGAGCCTGTTACTCCTAGTATAGATACCTCAGGAGGTGCGCGAGGGGTGCTCTGCACTAAAGAAGGAGATAAGAACATAATCCTTGACTTAAGAAACTATGCAAATAAGTTAGTTACTCTAGAGTTAACTTACTCTATTGATGCTTCTTGGACACAGTATTTTGACTTTGATATACCAAACTGCTCCGATCTATACATAGACGAAGGAAGATATGGGGGCAATGGCAACGAATACAGCATCCCTCCTTACAGCCATGCCACAAACACAGCAAACAACAAAACATTCAAGATCTATAACTTAGATGGCGGCTATCAATACACGTTTAAGCATAATCATGACGTAGGCCCTGAGCCAGTAAGAGAGAAGTTCAAACTAGTATGTGTAAAAACTGAAGAAGCTGTAGACTTCCCTGATGGGTCCACAGGAATTAACGTGGTAACGACGTGCACATGCGATTCAGATGGGTATGAGACCTGGACCGAAACAGGAAAGAGTTGGCCAAGATTCCAAGGTGGGGTCTATATTACAAAGTCAGGTGGTACTTCAGTCTCTTGGATATATGAGGACGGAGGAGGGACTACAAATGGAAGGCCAGATGACGTGTACGTAAACGTCACTGTTAAAAAAATAAGGGACACGGTTCCCTTCCCTCCAGCTCCGTTACGCCTAAAAGATACTCTACAAAAGCTTGCCTGGACTCCAAGTGATACCCCAGATACAATCTATAACTACGGCGCGGTCGACGGCCAAAGCCTGGCTGACTTCTATGACCATTCCGACAAGATAAGGTTGAGAGTACCTACAGAGAAAAGATCTCTTATTAATCTGCGACGAGGTGGTGCGGATATGTCGGAGTTTCGTGGCTGCGCTGGCGCTACTTATGATGCATTTTAGATATGACTAGACAAAATGAAATTGCTGCCAGTATAAAGTTTGCGAGAGTGGCCGGGCAATGGGGTATAAGGATAACCGACACGGGCTTCTCTAGTTGTTCCATTGATATTAAGATCGTCAGAGCTGATGGTCATAGCTACTGTAGAGACAGATTATACGAGAATATTAAGTTTGCTCAAGATGGTTCTGGTAGATGGGGAGTTGCAAACTATTTTGCATCATTTTTAGAACGACGCAGCGAACATGACCACAAGATACAGCTGAAAGGAACAAATGAAGACAATCCTGACAATGCCGGCATTGCTCTTAAAAGCTGGGCTATAAATGCTGGGAACGTAAACATAAGTTCTAGTTTTTCTAACTCTCAGCTCGATGGCGGAAGCGATGAGAGAGACGATCTAAAATTTAACAATCAAGAGAGGTTCCATAGATTCAGCACGTTAGAAGGGAGAAAACAAGGTGGTGGTACACTAGATTACCAAAGTAATCCTACGGCCGATGGTAGGAGAGCTCCTGAGGTAAGTAGCAATAATAGTGGGGCGAGTTTCCCTAAGAGTCTGAAGTTTTATGATGCAGATGGCAACGACGTAAATGCAGAACTAATACTTGATCATCCTAATTTTTCTATAAAGAAAACGCCCTCCTTGGAAACTTTTACGATGGTGTCAACTGATGGTACTTACAAATCAAAAACCATTAGGAACGATAAAAGCACTATTGTTTCAAAAAATCTAGTTCCAGGACTAAAGACCTTCTATGCTATACAGTTTGAGGGTAACTATCGTGGCCCAACTAAAGTAGACGATTCAACTCTGACTATGGGAGATAGCTGCGAGGGTGACGGCATTACCAACACAACAATAACAATTGACTGCGTCTATAACATAGTACTCTCTGGCCCTCCAGACACAGTAGACCCTCCAGCACCAATACCTGACCCCCTCTTGCCTCCAACTGTCACCACTGTTACTGCCGGAGCTTCTTCTTGTCCTACTAATCCTGACTGGAGCAATGGCTGGGCTGGAAGTTATCGCCCCAGTTGCGCTTCGAATCCTAGCACAGACAGATCACAAGAAGGCCAGGGTGGGCTAATCCTTAATGTAAACCCTGGCGATAAAAAAAGATTTAGCTTAAGTTTTGGCGAACTCGCTGGGTCGGGTAATCCAATTAGACGACAACTTGGTTTATCAAACTCTGTAGGTGATAAGTCTCTAGCTAACAAACTTATTACTATAAGGGTTGATTGGTACCGACAGGCGTTGTGGGCTCAAAACTTTAGTATATCTGGTAGTTGTTCTGATAGTAAAAACGGAGGTTCTACAAGTAGTAGCGGCTCTTCATACAGCACATCAATAAACCACGCAACTGCCGCGGAAGGGTCAGTTACCCAGCAACCTCGTGAGTTTGTATTGTATAATATAGAAGGAGGCAGTACTATTGAGTTTGCCTGTTCTTCTACTCCGGGCACTCGTCCTAACCGGACAAGGTATACTGGAGAGACGGAAACAGTTACTTTATCTGGACCAACCGGAGACCCCCCTGTGATAACACGAACAGTTACTAAGACTTGTATACCACCCGGGGGTATATATGAGGAGTACGATCCATGGCCTCCCTGCCCAGAAGAGGTTGTTATAACAAAGTCCGGCGGGACTACGGCAACAGCAGTCTATAGCGATGGCGCACCTGACGGAGCTAACGATCAGTTCATCACAATAACCCTCTTAGCAGTAAGAGAGTCTGTCTTAGATATACCAATTAACTCTATAGGTATGGTGGAAGAATTACTAAGAAACGTCTGGGTAGTTGATCAAAATCCCGGAGACGCGACTGCAGATAACCTTGGTGCCGTTGACGGAAGGAGCTTGGCAGACTATCATGAGCATCCTGACAAAACTAGATTTAGAAACCCTACTACTAGGACTTCAGCAACAACACTAAGCGCCGGAGGCACCGGTATGAGCGAACTCAAGGGTCACTCTGGAGCGATGTATCCTGGTAATATAGACTCTGCTGTAACAGCCGCAGGTAGTTCTCTTCCAATTAATCTTTCCAATATATAATGTTTACAACTAGATCCTCGGGCGGTAGTAAAGCCCGAGCTCCTCGATGGTGGGGTAAGTTTGGAGAGGTGCTGCCTAAATTTCGGGCACCATTCCTTCAGCCTAAGAAGTGGAACAAAAAACTAGCATATAAATGGATTAATGCTGTGCCAGATAAATGCCCGTTTGAGAGGCAGTTGTGGGTGGGAGAAACACTTGTGCTATATATACCGCCATTGTGCCCTCTCAACCCATTCTCGAAGCAGCTCTATGAGATAAAGTTAGAAGCAAAGACCTATATCTACGACTTAGAGAAACTAGATTAAAGAGAGTTGTGGGGTTGACATGACGTCTTTTCCATGATATAATAACTAAGTGAGCTAAGAGAGATCTTACTCCAAAGGACCCATTACTAAAAGGATCAAGCATGTCTTTTCAAATCAATACAATTGATATCTCTACAAACGCACCGTCACTAGCTCCTCTGGCCGGTCGTGAGTACAACAGTGAGTATACTTCTCTTCCAAACGCGAACCTCCCTAAAGGACTACGTAAAGATCTCGATACTGTGTTTCAGTTCTTGACCAAAGAAGAGCTTCCCCTTGATGAAAACACCTTCCTCATCAAGTCCCGTGATAGCATCTACTTCCGTCTCTTTGGCCCCGTACTTAAAGTCGGCGCAGAAGGCGTTGAAGGTACTAAAGATGGCGAACTCTATGTTCAATGGGGTCCTCGGTTCATCCCTGTCCAGCTTGGCAAGGATGGCTTCAAGACCACAGATGGCCGAGAGATCGAAGCTGAATTCGGTTCCTATAACTTCTCTGGCAGAGGCGAAGATGCAGCTCTGTTCATGGCAGTTGACGTAGAAGACGGACAGACCGTCCTTCCCGTCGCTGTTCGCTTTACTGACTGGGAGAATCCAGTTGAGCCCAAAGCAATGAACGCTCTTGCTAAGAAGAAGCCTGCTGATATTGTCGGCTTGCTTCAGAAAGTCACTGCTAAAGGTTCCGGTGGTGGTAATCGCATCGAGGCAACCAATGAGATTGACTTCCGCGAGCTTGACCTCAACAACCCCTACGAGGTTATTGGGTATTACCCTTGCAAGACATCTTATGGTCTGACCTACCGCATCTTGATCAATAACTGTCCCGAAGAAGGAAACATTGCAGGCGCATGGGCTCATAGCTCCATCCGTCCTCTCTTGGCAACAAAGCCAGAGATCAATCAAGAGAAGCCTGCTACGCTAACCCTGCGTAGCAAAGAAGAAATGGATAATGGACGTATTCGTATTCGCTCCACTCTGCTCCTTGCTCAGCAGGAGACAGGTGACGAAGACCTTAACTTAGACTTCTGATATAGATATAAAAACTTAATAGTTCTATCTCCCTGTGACTACAATCACGGGGATTTTTTTGTTTAAAGAAAAGTTACCGCATAAAATAAAACATGGAAGAAAATGAGCTAATAGTCCCTGAGGGCTGGAGTGCTTACTCTGAAGAAAACGTTGGTTTGGTAGACCCAGGCCCACAGACCGGTGAGGATGAGTACCATTCTCAGTACGTAGATCCTAACGGCGAGTACGGAGCAGCTAAGTCCGACGAGCCCGATGTCAGTTCTTATGGTGGCTAATGGCTGTGTACACTGGGCCTAGGCCATGATAGAATAGCTTTATCTACAGGCCACTGATGCCGGAAAACATCCTTTTAGTCTCAGACATCCACTCGCGAGATGATGCTCTTCCCCGGCTCATAGACAGTCTCTCTGCCCAACTCAACAACAAAGCCCACCTTGTTTTTCTAGGGGACTTAAATGATTGCAGAGATAAATCCTATCAAGATAAGTGCAGCTTTCAAAAGATCTACACCTTAGTTCGTCAGTTATGCGACGAAGGCTACGCCACCCTAGTCCATTCAAATCATTCACAAAATCTTTGTGACCACTATATTGGTCGAAGAAAAGTAAGAAAGAACATAATGGGGTTCAAGCACACCTTAGCAGAACTAGATGAATTAGAGGAGACATATAGAGAAGATATGATAGAGTGGCTGGATACCAGACCCCTCGGAGTAAGTTATACCCTAAATAACGGAAAGCATTACCATATTGCTCACGCGTACCACGACCGAAATTTAGACTACAGCGCTCCCTCTCTACTATCTCCTGACGAAGTCAATCGTACCCTAAGAGGGATAAAAACTAGCTGGCTTTACCAGGGTAAAAAATATAGCAAACACATCGGCTTCTGGCGTAATCCCAAGAAACGAGGAGCAGTTGATAACCATGTTTTATGTGCAGGACATTGGGAACAAGTGATTGTTACCGATAATTGTGTAGTTAATGACCCAGGTGGCCACGAAACTAACGGAAGGATCGGAGTCTACAACGCTTTACAAAATGATATTACTATTTACGAAAACAAATGACAAGTATACTAGAACACGATCCAATGCTATTCAAGAAAGACGGAGGTTTTGACTTCCCAGAGTTCTATGAATATTATGAGAAGGCGGTGGCCAGCGTATGGCGCCATCAAGAGGTAGCCATGGAGTCCGATCTTCGCGATTGGCAGTTCAACTCAACCCCAGAGGAGCGTAACGTTATCGCCGGGATCCTCAAGGGGTTTGTTAGTGCAGAACTAGGTATCGGCTGCTATTGGGCTGATAAGGTCTGTTCTATTTTCCCTAAGCCAGAGATCCAATCTATGGCCCGTGCATTTAGCTTCTTTGAAACAATCCATGCCGGAGCCTATTCTTATCTCAACGATATCTTAGGTCTTGATGAGTATGACCAGTTCATCAACGATGAAATTGCACGGAGAAAAGTCGAAACTTTCTTTAGTTCCTACTCCGATAAGGTCTCCCTAGGAGTGTTTTCTGGTGCAGGAGAAGGAGTAAGTCTATTTAGCTCTTTTTCGGTACTCTTAAGCTTCAATAAGGACGGCAGGTACAAGGGTTTAAGCCAAATCATTTCATGGAGCGCTATTGACGAACAGATCCACTCAGAAGCTGGGTGTAAATTATTCAGATATCTTGTAGAAGAGACTGGCTTATCTGCAGAGGAAGAAGAGGCCGTTTATGAGGGTTTCAGATTAGTGGTTGACAACGAAGAAGCTTTCATAGATAATATCTTTAATGGTTACAAGCTAACCACTATAGACGCCCAAGAGTTGAAGGCTTACATAAGGAATCGTGCAAACGAGCGCCTTCTTCAACTTGGGCTTGATCAAATTTTTAAACTCTCTACCGAAGAGTTATCTAAAGCAAAATCTATTGCAGCATGGTTTGATCCTACAATCAGGGGTGCAAGTAGCCATGACTTCTTCGCTCAGTCTAAAGATGGATCAAACTACACTGCTAAGATCTCTCAAGATTTTATGTCAGTGGACTTATCCACTCTAGAACTAGCACTTGTATGATTAAAGAACCTCGCTACGAACCAAGAATTAGGCAATGGATAGTAGAATACAGCGACCGTGCCCATTACTTTGCTGATGGGGAAACGGCTGAAGACTTCTATCTACTCAACAAAGCACGATACAATGAAACCAAGAACCCCTGAAGTGAACCAAGAGCTCCTAAAACAGGCAACAGGAGCACTATATTTAATCACAGATCCTAGATCAGAAATCTTCTTAAAGAAAAATGAGCGACTACAAAGTACCAGACGGGTGGTCTGATTTTGCTGAACAATGGAAACAATGGAAAAAGTCTCCATATTCTGTAAGCAACAAGGGCCGGATCAAAAGAGACGGAGAGATCCGTGCTCCTAGAGATGATAGCCGAGGACATTATAGAGTCAATCTGACCTATGATGGCAAGAGAGAGGAACCTAAGATCCATCAGATGGTCATGGACCTCTTCGGCCCTTCTAAGCCCTCTGGTAGCCCTGTTATAATGCATAAGAACAATAACGGGCAAGACAATAAGATCTCCAACCTCAAATGGGGCACGAGACAACAAAACACTCAAGATGCCTATGACGACGGCCTCATTGACAAATAATCAATCTATCGATTAAAGATAGAAAAATTTTGGTATAATAGACTAACAAGCCACTTTAAATATGACGCTACAGGTTCCTGAATGGATGAGCCAGGAAGCCGTTGATACATTGTCACGCGGTTATCTTTGGCAGGCAGAAACCCCACGAGGTATGTGGGAGAGGGTGGCTAATAATGCTGCCCGCATTTTAAAAAGAGATGACATTGGAGCAGATCTATTTGAGGCTCTATGGAATGGGTATATTGGTCTTGCGACTCCAGTAGCTGCTAACTTTGGAGTGCCACGAGGTCTTCCAATCTCTTGCTATTCTGTCCATCTATCTGACTCTGTGCAGTCTATCTACTCTCACTTAAAAGAGGTAGCAGCTCTGTCAAAGAATGGTGGAGGAGTGGGAGTTTACTTCGGGGACATCCGTCCAGCCGGAGCTCCCATCACTTCAGGTGGTAAGAGTACAGGAACTGTACCCTGGGCTCAGCAATATGACCTAGCTGCTAGCGTTGTGAGCCAGGGTGGAGTTAGGAGGGGCAGCTTTGCGATTTACATGCCGATCACGCACCCAGACCTCCCTGAGATGCTAAGGTCAAAAGACCACTCTCAAGGAGACCCACGTAAGTTCATCGATAGTAATATCGCAGTTACGGTTGATGATGAGTTCATCAACTCTATGCTTGCTGGTGATTTAGATAAGCAGAAGCTCTTTGGAGATGTAATGAAGATCCGTATGGTTAGCGGGTCACCTTATATAGTATATATTGACAATGCTAATAGACAAAACCCAGAGTGCTATGACCAACGAGGGCTGAAAGTCTCTACCTCTAATCTCTGTTCCGAGATCTTCTTACATACCGACGAAAGCCACTCTTTTGTCTGTGTACTTAGCTCTCTTAACTTAGCAAGATATGAGCAGTGGAAAGATTGGAAAGCTCCTAACACAGGCAAGACTGTGCCGGAACTCGTCACCTACCTACTTGACGCCGTTGTGGAGGAGTTTTGCCATAAAGCCGAACGTTTGCCATCTATGGGACGAAGTGTACGTTTTGCCAGGAAATCAAGGGCGCTAGGCATCGGTACAATGGGACTTCATGCCCTTTATCAATCAAAAGGATATGCTTTTGAATCTAAAGAGGCTAGGAAGCTAAATATAGAATGTCATAAGTTCATCAAAGATAACGCAGAGAAGGCTTCTAAGCAGATGGCCAAGGAGTATGGTGAGCCCGAATGGTGCAAAGGCAACGGGATGCGACACACACATTTAATCGCCATAGCGCCGACTAGATCCAACTCTGTTATCAGCGGAGCAATCTCCCAAGGTATCGAGCCGATCGACGCGAACTACTACGTGGCAAAACAGGCTAAGGGTACGTTTATTAGGAAGAATCCTTATCTTGTTTCTTTACTGGAGGCTATTGACAGAAACACAGACGAAGTCTGGGAGAGCATCTTAGAGATGAGAGGATCAATCCAACATTTGAAGTTCTTGACCACAGACCAAAAGAAAGTATTCAGGACCGCAAGAGAGATTAATCAGTTCGAGCTTATCAAGCAAGCCGGTGACCGCCAGCCTTTTGTTTGCCAGGGCCAATCCCTTAACTTATTTGTAGATCCTGAGGCGGACCCTACGTATATCTTCAAGCTCCATCTCAGCGCTTGGAAGAGCGGGCTAAAGAGTTTATATTATTTAAAGAGCTCTTCTATTCTTGTTAAGAAGAAAGCGCCTAAAGTTGCAGAACAAAGAGTAAAGATAATCACAAAAGATGATTGTCCATACTGTGTAAGAGCAAAAGCACTTCTCTCCCAAAATGGCATTTCCTACCAAGAAATCGACAGAAAAAATGTTGAGGACTTTCCTTATAAGACTGTTCCGCAGATCTGGCTTGATGGGGATTATGTCGGTGGGTATAACGAGCTCGTTGAAAAGCTCGAAGGGGTCGCTGAACCAGAGTACAAAGAATGTGTTGCTTGTGAGGGATAGAAAAAATAATCAAAGAGGGGTCTGTACAGGCCTCTTTTTTATGATATAATATACAGAGAGTTCTTTACATAACCATGCTTGACTACGCTGAATTTATCGAAGAAGGCTACCAGCACCAGCAGAAATATGCTAAAGCTGCCGGCCAGATTGGTCCGCTTGACGGACTAAGTCCTGAGCAACGCCACGGTAAAGTAATCGAGCACATCGGCCACCTCATTGAAGAGACTATAGAAGCCAGGGTTTACGTTCCCAGGCGTAGTTGGAAAAACAATGAGCCATCTTTCTTAGACTCTGATGAACTTCGCGAGGAGTTTGTCGCAGAGATGTTTGACATCCTCCTATTCCATAGAGCAGCACTTGCTTATGCTGGGATCCGCGGAGACGAGTTTGAGAGGATCGCCGCAAAGAAAATGAACTACAACTCTAAAAGGAAAGACCATAACGTAAATGGTACTGAATCTGCATCTCAAAACCCGGCTGAAGAGCTCCAAGGCAACTGTGCTTCGGCAGACTTTAGTAAAGATGAAAAAAACTGACAAAAGTAACGGAACAGAATATAGAGCATTTGGGCCAACCAAGTGTCACTACTGCGATGGCAGAGGATTTCAAATAATTCAATGCACTACTCTAGAAGGAAAGATACTACCTAACTTGGTAGAAGAATGCGAATGGTGTAATGAAACAGGCGTGCTTAACCGAAATCAGTAAGTTGGCTAGAGAGCAAATCCTTGTTCTCAACGCCTCATATGAACCAATAAACATCACTTCTTGGAAAAGAGCTTTTGTTCTCTTACTCAAAGAGAAAGCCCTGGTTATTAGCCAGAAGGTTATCCGCTTGGTCAATTTTATTAAGATCCCTTTTAATAAGATGATGAGAGCAAAGCCTAGTAGGAGTTCCATCTACGCAAGAGACAATAATAAGTGTCAGTACTGTGGCTCTACTAGAAGACTCACAATAGATCACGTCTTGCCTAAATCAAAAGGAGGGACAGACGACTGGGATAACCTAGTTGTTGCATGCTCCTCTTGTAATACAAAGAAAAGCGATAAACTGCTAGAGCAGAGCGGGTTAAAACTGACTAGAAGGCCAGCAAAGCCAAGGACTCACCTAGATCTTACTATTTTTCAAACCAAGTGCGAAGAATGGAAAGAATATTGCTTTATAGTTTAAATACAAATATAGAGGAAGTGTAAAACTTACTACGCTTCTTCCGTTCATCTCACTTTGTGAGACGCAAGTAAGTCGCGCAACGGAACGTTGATCCCATGATTGAATTTCTTTTATATTCATCACTCACATGCCAACAAGCTGATGCAATAATGCTGAGGATGAAAGCAAACGAGAATATCTCTAATGTTTTCAAGATAGAGTTGGTAGAGGTAGTAAAGGAATCTACACCTGAGTGTATCTGGGACGCAAACGACTGAAGGAACGGACTTAAAAATCCAACTACTTCAGGAGTACCAAAATGAACACACTCAATATGATCAAGAAGCAGATCGCGAGAGCCTCTGCTATCCACAATGCACAGATTACTCACACTACATACCGTGGTGTTACGTATGAAGTTAGCTGTGATGGTTACGATGAGTCCCACGGAACATACTGTTATCGTGGTCGCATCTACACTAAATAATGATCAGGGGCCTTTGAGCCCCATTTTTTATACGCCCCAGATAGGCTCCATTGTTTTCTTAGAGACTACGTTAGATTGACGTAAGATCTTTGGAGTGCCATCGGCTTTGAGCTCAGGCTCGATCCAATCACGGTTGCCATCGAGAGCCGCTGCGACTTCGCTGATCCAGTCTCCAGCGGTGCAAGCGGGAACGTTCTGACAGATGACATTAGAGTTCTTGGAGTCCACTTGGACTTTCTTATTGAACTCGTAGGGGAAACCCATCATACCCAAGGCCTCAGACGTATTGAGCCAGCGGTCCTCGTATGGGTGCATGAGCATCGGGAGCGTCTTCCACATCAAGCTCTGGGTCCTATGCCAGGCGAGCTTCATAGAGCCATCCATGATATTCTTGCCAGCCGCTTTCTTATCGCGAGTATAATTCAACCATCTATTCATCCTCTCGTCTTGAACGGCTACGCAAGCCTCATCTAACCACCCAGAGTTATAGATAACTTCCCATACACTCACCATCTTCTTGGCCGCTACAATGGACAATATGTCTTGAGTTGTAGATCCCCTGTACTTCTCTTGGATGAACCTCCAGAGGTGGTCGTCAGAGGGTTTGGTGCCTTTCGTGTTAACAAATGGGCTTGGGGAAAACTCTCCCTCTTTTATGAACTGGTGAAAAGGTTTATAGCTTTTGTTGATAGGTCTTAACATAGGCACTTTCTTACCTTTCCATAGGAAAAAGAAACTGCGGGTCCTCTCTTGAGGCACCCCATGCTTGATTGTTGACGTCTTAACTAGACTCATCGTATAATCATGTTCCTGTGCAAGCCTGTTTATCCGCTCAGCAAACTCTTCTCCCATCTTTGAGAAAAGAGTGGGTGCGTTCTCCACCATCATTGCCTTAGGCTTTAGGTGGGTCATAGCGTACTCCGACGCATGTACCATGTGCATATTGCTGGGAGCCTGGCATCCTCTGGGGTTGTTAGCCGTATCACCACTCGTGGTGTTAGCCATACTCAACCCAGCGCATGGAGGCAAAGATGTTACGATATCTACGTATTTCTTTGGATAAGCGCCCTCATCTAAATTGAAAAATGGGACTTCTGAAAAGTATTTTAGACAAAATGAATCGTTCAGACCGAAAGTATCAGACCATGATGCAATCCACTCTGGATCACGACCGAGAGCAATGGTTGTGCCTACAGCCGATCCACCAACCAAAGGAATTATATGACCGTGAGAAAAACTACTCATAATATTGACATTTACTTCGATCTTTAGACTGAATGAACTCAGTTTAAAGTAGAGGGAGATAATGCTATAGAGCATGAAAGACGATATTAATTACGAAGCCCCGAGTGATTGGGGCGTTTCTTCAAAAACAGAATGGGTTAGTCATAGCGAGCTGACAGATAACGGAGCACCGACGTTAGAAGGCAAAGATGTTGTCGGTTTTATAGAATTTGCTCAAATTAAACTTGCTCCAGGCAAACCTCCTGGGGCTACGTCTTGGCGTTCTGTAGATAACAAGCCAGTACAACTAGACCCATCTACAAAACGCTGGAGATATTCTCAAGTAAAGCCTAAAAAGCCTGTAGAGCAGCAGAAGCAAGGTACTACTGCTGAGAGGTACAAGAAAGGATTCGAGAAAGCAAAAGCTTCAGGGCAGATTCCAGAAAGGTCCTTAGACGAACCTATGGAGTCAGAAAGCGTAAAAAAACAAGCAACAGAAGTTAACAAAAGAAAACAGCCTAAGCCTTCAAAAGAACAAGAACAAAAAGAATTTAATAAAAAAGGATATCTTTCAGAGATGGTGAAGTCGATAATGGCAGACAACACTGCTGGAAGGGGAGCCGGTAAATACGAGTTATCTAGAGAAGATATGGAAACTTATCTAGGTTATTTAGATGGCAATAAACCCACTATTCCTTCTTACGATATTTCAGATGAAGACGTTGACGAAGTAATCTCTCAGATTAAGGGGATTGTAGGCAAGGGAAAACCGTACGCTCAATTTGTATCTAAGCTGGGAAGAAAGGGTGATCCGCCTAGAAATCTTGTTAACGTTGCTAGAGGAAGAGCCGTTCTCCAACATTATCTCTCTACAGGTGGCATTAGCGCAATTACGGGAGAAAAAATCCCGTTCTCTGATTCTCAGTTAGATCATAGGCTTTCTTTAGATAACGGCGGTATCGATGGCCCTGCAAACTGGGAGTGGGTAGAGGCAAGATTTAATCAATTTAAGCAGGCCTTTACAGATGAGACCGTAAAGGAAAAATTAAAAAATGGGCTCGCAAAGTCTCCTTTGGAAGATAAAAGAAAAGCTCTACAAAATGAGATTAAAAATATATCTAGAAGCTCTTACAAAGATCACTTCAAGGCTAACGGTTTTGAAGGAATAGCCCTGGAAGATATTAATAGTGCAAAGGGAGCGAAAGGTGAACAACTACTTAAAGCAATGGCAGAAGTTGCCGGCGTTTCAAGATATCAAGAGGGTGCTCAAAGAGATTCGGGCCGAGCAGGCGGGGGTAGATTTATTGGCTATCCTGCTCTAAAGCAAAAACTAATTGATAGAATTCAGCCTTTAGAAAGAAACAAAATTACTAAAGTCGATGAAGGGTTGATTAAGATCTCTAATCAGATTAGATCTAAGGAAGGAGAGGTTAAAGAGATCTCTTCTCAGATCAAAAAAGAAAAAGTAGATAACCGTAAAAAAGCTAAAGCTAATATGACCGAGATGGATTATCTCGAGTTAATTAAGTTATCTCGCAGCCCCGAATATGCCGATTCTATGGTATATTATAGGGGTAAAGCCTTAGGACGTTGTCCTGCAGGTACTACAAAAGTTGGCAAGACGTGCGCTCCGGTTCAAAAAGAAGAAGCTGGGCGTAAGTATAATAAAAACGTACTTGGTGGGCTATCAAGGCAACAAGTAGCCAGGCTCTCCAAGGCGAAATCTACCGAGCAGATTATAGAAGCTCACAAAGAAAAGACAAAGAAAAAAACAGATGATTGAAAAATTACAAAAGCCTATCAGGTTCGACAAAGACGTCGAATGGCTGGTAGTTGCCCGGGACGGCGAGAAGTTTTATGTATCTAAAGCTACAAATGTCTCGGAAGACGACTCTATCGAACTAATGGATATTAAGTCTAAGCCTCTTTTACAATGGGCATTAGAGTTTGACTATCCACTTCGTAAGTTTGTTAAGCTACAGAAAACGTTGGTAGAGAAGTTCTTCGGAACTTGACATAACCGACCAAATATGATATGATAGGGTCATAGTTACACAATGTCTATGGCCCTTTCTTTTGACCAACAATACACCAGGATTGCCAAAGAGATCCTTGAGGATGGTGTGGAGGTCGTAGGTCGCAACAATCTGCGTTACAAGCAAGTATTCGGACAGACAATCAAGATCGATCTAAGGGACGGGTTCCCCGCTCTGTCCCTACGCAAGATGCCTGTGAAGAACCTCTTCAGAGAGTTCATGTGGGACATCAATGGAAACTATGAAGTCAGTAACCTTGGGCCTGCAAAACATTTCTGGGACTTCCTCGCCGATGCAGAAGGACGTCTGGCTGGTGCCTATGGACGTAGCTGGAGAGCTTTCCCCAAGGTTTGCCCTGAACAACACATGGAGTGGGAGAACTTCCGTGACGGACCTTTTGACCAGCTTAAGTGGATCCATCAGCAACTCAGGACCAGCCCGACTAATCGTCAGCTCGTTCTTCAGACTTTTAACCCTGCTTATCAGTCTCTCCATTGCCCTCCTTGTCATCCTAACATCACTTTTTCTAGCGATGGGACTTTCCTTGACATTCTCGTAAACGCAAGATCCAACGACATGGCCACTGGGGTACCTTTGGATATGTTCAGATACGGACTCCTCTGTACCAAGATGGCACAAGACGCTCTCCTAACTCCTAGGTTTGTGATGTTTGCCTCTGCTAACAATCACATCTATTCCCAAAACGAAGAAGCTATCTCTGAGATCATCAGGAACTTCCCCATGGGAAAATGTGGCGTTGTCATGAACAACCTCAAGACAATCTTTGATCTAGATCCAGAGACCGACTTTGAACTCGTAGGATATAGTTCTCATAAAAACGTTAAGATGGAGGTGGCTAATTGATACACTACGATCATACAGAGACCCTCCTAGAAGACATCTTCGAGGTAAAGACAACACCGCTCTTACCCATATATGTTGTTGACTTTAAAGTCGCTGCTCACTTCATCAATGGGTTTTACGAGATTGCAGAGGATATAGCTCAAGGCGATCAGGAACTGCTTAAGAACATCATCAAAGCTATGTGGGCCTATAAGTTAAACCGTGGGCCTGACATGCTCGACCCCTTTGACTTTGTAGCGGTAATCGCGGACGATTATAAAGGACCCGTGGGCGATGACGCCTCGGTGAATGGAAAGGGCTACTGGCGCCATATCGAGGCCCATAAGCTCAAGATGCAAGAGTACAAAGCTGGTCGTGCTCCTAAGAAAGATAACTTTATCTTTGTTCAAGATATAGGATACGAGTATATTGACAGCAAAAACTCAAGCTTTCATTACTTCTCAAAGGAGTACTTTGAAGCCGACGACATCGCTGGTAAGATCGCACGAATGAAGCGTAACTCTTCTAAGCGCTCTAAGCTTGGCAAACGACAAGTCCTCCTTGGCACTCTTGACGGAGACTGGCAAGGGATTGTCTCAAATAAAGAAGAGATCCTTTGGTGTAACACAGGGCCTTGGCTACCTCGTATGAGAGGAGACGCTGAGGTTGTTGATTACTACCTTCGTAAAGAAGGACTAAAGATTAAAGAAGCAAAAGAATGCTACACCGTTAAAGTAGAAGTCGGCGACATTGGCGATGGCTTACTCCCTGGCTCACCACTACGATTTTTTGACCTTTATGACGAAGATGATACTTGGTATTTTTCAGAAAAAGATACCTCTTACTTATCAAAAGTACTTAAGTCTAACGATAGATCAAACAGGCCGGATCACTTTGAATCCGCTAAGAAATTCCTCTTATCTCAAGGGATGTACCTCCCTGAACTCTCTAAGACTAACGACCACGACAAGAAGCTTTTCTTTCAAAAAGCCAAGAGGATCCGAAGAGAAAAGTCGAATCCCGAGCTCAAAGGTAGGAATAAAAAGCTTTGTTTGGAGGCTCCTAAGATTGATTTTGAGAAGTGCAAAGACCTTGTTGTCAGGGACGAAGACACTAAGCAGAAGATCAAGTACGAAGAGCAGAACCTTAAAGACTGCAAAGAAGATAAGCTTTGTAAAAAAGCCGTGAGGCAAGCAATACAAGCTTATAAGACTCTACGTGAAGATATAAAGGAAAAGCTTAAATCATTCTCGGCCCATGACTCAGTTTAACGTTAGTGGGAGATATACAGACTCCCGTGGCAGATCACATAACTTCTCTATAACTTCAGACTCAGCCGACCGTAGATTCTTAGAGGAGCTAGTAAGAGCCCAATACCCAGCTGACAGGGTTTTTATCAACAAAGTCAGTCAATAAACCGTCCACTCCCCTCTTGACATAACCGTCTTGAGGGGGTTATAATAGAACTCCCTAGTGGAGATGATTTATGCCAAGAAAAAAGCCAGAGAAAGAACACGACTCGGCGTTCGCTACATTGACCCCGAGTACTCCGGCTGAGATGTACAACATCCTGACACCTTGGCTTCAGAAGAAAGGATGTATCTTGCGTTTTGATTACAGCGCAAAGCTTCAGAGTTACCATAGCTTATACACCTGGGGAGATCCAACTCCTATCAAGGGTATTAAGTTCCCAAACGGGTTCTCTGTTGCAATGCCTGCTGATGAGAACTATCTACAAGGTATACAGAAGACTCTTCTTGGTATTGCAAACGGACAAGATGGAGACGGACTGACTGCAGAAGAAGCAGACTTTGCCCTACCTCTTGTAATCTATCGACAAGGAAGAGCATCAGATATTGTTGATCATGTTCTGGGTCTCCAGACACTCAAAGCCCGTTACCATAAGAAGATGGGCGGAGGGCTATATGAGCAAGGGATCGCATTTAAGCCAGAGACTACTCTAGGTAAGAACACCAGTGTTAGTCCGATCTTTGCTTACATCCCAGAGAAGTCTTGGTTCAAGAAAGAGATCCAAGACCTAAAGTTTGAGGATATCGTAAAGATCTTTCCTAAGTACGAGGCCACTATGATGAAGTTGATTCTTGGCCGAGCTGTTGTTGGCCGTAGTGGTACCGTACACCCTGGCACAGCAGAGATCATAAACCACGGGTTCCGTAAGGCCGGAGTTGTTATCGGAGAACCTGGAGTAGGTAAGACGATCACTCTTAACGGAGTGCTAGATGCTATGAAGTATCTGGGGTATGAAGTCACAGCTATGGGAGACTTCGGCTCACGCTTCAATCAGGGAGAGATCATCACTTCTCACTTGGCTTACAACGATGACCTTACAACGGAAGGTTTGAAGTCTATGCTTACAGCCCATAGCTTCAAGTCCGTTGTTACAGGAGGTACAGAAAGAGTTGAAAATAAAGGGACAGACGCTGTTGAAGTCGTTGCAAACACGGTCATCTTGGCAAACTGCAACGAATGGAAACCTGAACTTACTTACGACTTAGACTCCGGTGCAATCTCTCGCTTGGCTCCTATTGCCACCTATCGATTATACGAACTTGAAGAAATGTCCGAAGAAGCCGGGCATGATCTCCACCCTGCTGCACACATTCGGTTTCTGTGCGAAAAGTACCAAGTAGATCCAAGGACTCTGTACATTAAGTTGCTACGCGATTGCGCAGATTTCTTTATTAGTAGATGCCAGGGAGAACAAGGAGAGGACATTCACTTCTACTCAGAAGCCCTGCTCCCCTACATGAAGATCCAGATGCATAAAGCCGCGCTGGAGAGCTTCTTGAGGTTCATGCTCATTGCATATGCAATTCGTAAACGCTTAGGTAAAGGACTCTGGTTACCCGAGTTAACTCTGAATAGCTTTGAAGATGCTTACGAAGCAACAAGGTTCTTGATGATAGACAAGAGAGCGGACCATCTTCGCACCCTAATGAAGCAAGACTGGGAATACAATAATCGACCATCTCGGCATCCTTACTGGGCACAGAGGAAGCTTTTGATTACCTCAGTAGATAAGGCTTGGGCCGCTCTTCAAGAATCCAAAGCAAGTAAAGATGTAGCTCTAAGTGTAGAGATGGTTCTAGATGTCCTCCGCCTCCGCGATGGATTTAACATGGGTAAGAAGATGCCTTACGTTGTTCGGACTTGGGAGTCTGTGAAAGGTGAGTCAAAGAAGATCTATGCCCTTGCCGGAAGGCTTATCGATCAGATCTCTGAGGAAGAACGTAGTGTGATCTGTAACCCCATAACTGCATGTGATTCTCAGTGGCTATATGATCCAGATTACGACCCTAAAAAAGTGGGAGGGGGTACCATGGCAAATTGTGACAATCAGTGATAGGGGGTATTATGAATAACATTCTTGTTTCAATTGACGAAGAAAACTGGGATCACAAGCCAAGTGTTAAGCTTCAGTATAAAGATTGGATAGATAAGTTTGGCAACCCTCGCACAGAGGTGAGTGTTATTGGAGCACGTATGGGCTCTAATATCGATAAAATCTCTCCAACTTCTCTTGCTAGAGCTATCTCTCAAGGGAGGACTTGGTCACCGTTTGTATTTAACGAGTGTCCACATTGGAAACGCCCTCGTCGTATCGAAACACTTTTTAAGTCTTGCCAAGTATTTGCTATTGATTTTGATAATGGAGAATCCACTGAACAGATTAAAGATCGTGCTAAAGAACTCGGGATTGGGTTCACGATTATTCACAACAGCTTCTCGAGTACAGAAGAGTTTCCAAAGCATCGCGGAATCGTATTCACAGAAGAAAAGATTACAGACTTTGAAGAAGCTAAGAGATTCTCTATTGCCCTAGCTTATGCTTTTGAGGGCGATAAGCAATGTATTGACGTCGCACGACTCTACTTTGGATCTAAGCCCGACTCTATCATTGAGGTGAACAAAAATGCTACAGTATCTATCGAGAAGCTTCAAAGCCTTGCGAAAGAGATCAACGCAGATCAGTACCTTGTTAAAGTTGCAGAGAGGGGAGCCGAGAAACCAGAGGCTACGCACTGGGGAGATTCTGCTGCTCAGAAGAACATTCTGCACAGGCTCAGCAAATCAAAGCAGACATATGTACGTAAGAAGGCTATTGCCATTCTTAAGGAAGTAGAGGTATTCGATGGATCTAAGGGGTCTAGGTACGAATGTGTATGGAGAAACACATCTAGGTTGGCCAGGATGCCTGAACTCGTGGGATCAGCCGTGTATCAATGGATGACCGACTCTATAAAGAAGAACCCTTACTTCAACGATTGGGACTGGGAGCCAGAAGGGGTTGTGATGAACGCAATCAAATGGAGCATTGACCATTCTGACGATCCAGTTTAAAGTATTTGATAGATAATGTAAGATCATCGTGGCAATTGGCTCTAGTTATTACAAAGATCCCTTTGCAGAGGATGAGCCTCTTACGCCGGCACAGGAAGAATCCTTAAAGGGTAAACTAGGTACAGAAATATTTCAAACTGATAGCATATTTTCTGATACAAGGGTATATAATAGGCTAACAGAGCCCTCTCAAAGTAGCACATCACCCGCTCCATCAAACTATTCGAGCCCTTTAGGTGGCGGTAGTACTGGTAACCCAGACTACTACATCTACGATAAGGAAAGCTACGATCAATCTTACGCTGTACCTCAAGCAAAGAATTTATTTGGCGCTAACCTAGACGTATTAGCCACACTAAGCGACGAAGATAACATCCAATTTGAAGCTATGGGAGATAGCTCATTAAGGAACGCTATTGCATATATTGTACCTTGGCAAAGAGCCTCATCTTCTAGTAGGACTCAGTCAGCCTCTTCTGTAGTTAACGCCCCGCGCACAGATTTCTTCCAAGAAGTGATAGATGGGCTTAGCCCAGACTTTGGGTTTGCAGAACCTGGGTATTTTGATAGTATACTAGATGGTATAGATACCTCTTTTGTCCCAAGCTGGGACGAGACTAATAGTGCATGGGACGCAGATATTGATTACTTTAATACAGACCTAGACTTCTTTGTAGGAGACGATTTCAAAGGTAATTTAAATAGCGGGTATTACACTAAGATCCTAAATACAGGTACTGAAGATCAGGCCACTCTAGATCAATCACCCGCAGAGAAGAGACAAGCATCCGTTTCTTCTGAGATACCTATGGGCTGGAGGCAGGGTATATTGGCCGGTGGGAGATTCCTAGCCGGAGAGTTAATAGAAGACACCGGCACAAGGGGCCTCGTAGATACGGCCTTAACTCAAGGTGCAGGGCTGCTTAATACTCCCACTGGGCCAGTATATATAGGTAATGCTAATGGCCTTGTTAATCAAGTCTTAGATATAGCCACTATGTTTGGAGTGAATGTTCCTAGAGGCCTCACCACATCAATACCGCCTAACCTACAATCAAATAGATCTAAGCTCGAGGGATTCGCTGCAAAAGCAAAACCCACCAACGGGATGTGGCAGTTCCTTTTTAACCCCAGCGAGATAGCCTTAAGTGCCGGGCCTAAGTTTAAAACAACAGAGACCTGGGGAGTGAGCGACGAAGCTAACTCAGGACAACCACTACATTGGACAAACAATAAGAACACCACCCTACAGTTCAGTAAGGTACTCCTTAACGGATACATATTTGGCAAGAAAGTAGAGAGCCTAGAGCAAGGTCTATTCAAGTTATTCTTAGAGAATCCAACAAATGACGCAAAGCATGGACCTAAAGTACTAGAGTTTGTATGGGGTAAGAGGAGCTTTGGCCCTTGCGTCATAAAGGACATAAGAGTGAATGAGAAGATGTGGGATGAGGGGTGCCTTGTAAGCGCCGATGTTAGTTTTACTCTAGAGAAAGTGCCAGAGTGGACTATTAATGATGGCCAGGTAAGCACATTTGATCCTACCGCCCACCCTGTATCTGCACCTCCTAAAAAAACAACTCCTTCTGAAGCAAAGCAGCCAGACGCAGAAGATAAATCTCAGCCACCTGCAGTGGAGCAGACAAATAAGCCTATCTGTAAGAAGCTAGCCACAGCAATAAAGAATAGTATACAGTTGTTAAAAGAATTTGATTATCTAGCAAAAGAGGCGGCAACAAATGTAAATCCTCTTGCTTTCTTTGTAACAGATATAGCGGCTGTCCCAGCATTTGAAAAGTCATTTTCTATGTATAGCAATTGGCTACAAAGAGTCCAGCTCGCCAATAGCTCCACGACCTACCCATCAAAATGTGGCAGAGACTATTTTGGGAAAAAAAGGAGCGAACTTTCTCTACAGCCCGGGGCAATTAACGGTGAAGAGAAGAGAGCCTTCTCTAAGAAAATCATATTAGAAATGAAATCTTGCGTAAATGTTGTTATCATGGGCCCTAAAAAAGCCTATGTGGACGGCAATTGTAAAGTCTTTGAATCAAGCACTGAAAAATACGAGATACTCTGATAAATCATGGCAAATATATCATTAGACATTAAGGCCAATACTAGTAAGGCCCTTGGAGAATTTAAGAAGTTATCTAGGGAGCTAGATAATAAGTTCTTAGTCCAAGGGCTAAAGCTTGATGTTGTTAAAAACGCGTTTCGCCAGATCACCAAAGAGTTTGATACTGCATTAGGCGATCAGGGATTTAAGACATCAGAGAGTACAAACCAGCTCCAAAGGAATGCGGCAGCAAACTTAGCGGCGTTAAATAAATTAGGGATTGATGCTGCGTTTAGCATCACAAAGAACATGACAAACAGCCTTAGGGACCTAGAGGCCCAAGGCGAAATCACAAATGAGGCGTTAAAGGAAACACTCAACGTAGCGGGATTCTTTGATTTTAGCGGAAGTGATGCTCAGATCGCCGCTCAATTTGATTCTTTCTCTAGGAGATTTGCAAAATTTGCAACTGACACAAACGATGCGTTTGGAAAGTCTTCTGCTGGTCAGTTACAACAGGTCCTTACAGGAAAAGCTAGCATAGACAGCCTGTTAAATCTTGACTTTGGAGCAGGTGGAGCTGGAGCCAACGTAATCTCAAAATACCTCAGAGAAAGAGCTGGGGGTAACATACAAAATCTTTCTCCAGAGATAAGGACTCAGATTGCTGAGCAATTACTCAAAGATATAAAGGACGACACCACAGAAGTAGGCGAGGTATATAAAAAAGCAACTGAGCAAGCTAGAATAGATGACCCATTTAGATTTTTAAAGAGAGAAATTAGTTCTATATTCTCTTCAAAGGGAGTATTTGGTAACCTTAGAACTCTTAGTGAAGATGCCACGTTTAAAAACTTAAATGAGCAAAGTGTTCCAGAAAACGTTCTTCAGCTAACAGCTAATCTTTTAAATACTATCTTTAATAAAGACAAAGGATTATTTGCTGTCTTATTCAAGTCATTACAGGATGTATTTGGCGAGGGAGACCCTCTAGCACCTATAATCGGAGGGATCAAGTTACTCACCAGAGCACTCAGAGCCGTGTCAAGGTTCTTTGCTTCTGATGAGTTCAAGAGTTTCTTAGAGATATTCAAGCCCCTCGCTGACACCATAAGAAACATAGATGTCTCTAACATCACAATTGACTTAGATACCATAAAAGGTTTTATTGGAAATATAGGAAATGCTATAAGGGAGCTATTTAATAAGTCCGCAGAGTTTATTAGGAACCTTGATACAAAGGCCGTTAGCGAAGTCCTTGGGACTATAATAAGAGAGCTCGTAAAGACAATACCTAGCCTATTGAACCTGGTGTTCTCTTCTTTAGGCAAGGTCATTGGGGTACTGTTTGACACCATCAACTCGTCGGGTGGTAGTGCTACTCTGATATACTCCGCTATTATCGCGGGGTTTGTAAACTTTGCTGATAAGTTATTCGGTGGGCCAGGGCTTGTTGGTAGGATAAGAAACGTCCTGCTTAACTCTTTTAGCAGATTAGCAGCAACTTTAGGATTAGGTGCTAGGGCAGGGTTAGGTGGATCTAGGGCCGGCAGTCAAAGAGTGGTGGACGCCCGCACTAATAGAGTCACTGGGCTCTTTAACAATCGTGTTATCCGTAGTTTAAACACCATAATCAGGTTGCTGGGAGGATCGGCTCCATTAGACCCATCAGGTAGAGGCCGTGACGGCCCACGTAGAGGAGCACCGGGAAGAGATGGCAGGACCGCTAGCCAGAGAGCTAGAAACATTAACCGCATCAGACGTAGCAGAAGGATCACAGGCATCACTTCTAGGATCCCCGGCCTTCGTCAACTTAGATCTGCTCAGTTGGCAAGAAATTTCTTAGGTGGGGCCTCAAGAATCCCTGGAGCCTCCATTCTGTCTCAAGGGCGAAGTTCGAGTGTAGGCAGGTTACCTGGGGACTATCGTAACATACCAAACAGAAATAACGCTAGGATAGGAAGTCCTGCAGGTCTATTTCAAGAAAGAGCTCCTAGGATTCCTAGGCCAGCTCAATTTAGAAGTCCCGTAATTCCCAGGATTCCCACAGTTCCTAGAGTACCTCCAGTAAACGTTGGAGGAGGCTTATTAGGTAAGCTTGGTGGCGCTGGTCGCGGTGTTGCTAGAGGTCTGGGCGGTGGATTAAGAAGAGTCCCCTTACTGGGAACTCTATTGGCGGGAGTTTCAATCGCCTCTGTACTAGGA